CTTCTAGCTCCTTATTCGCTTCGCTCGTTATCGTTGTTACTTCACTTCGTTCCGATAACAACTCTTTTTCTATCTCGGTTAGGTACGCTTTTATCTGCCAGTCATCCTCGCTCAAAGAGCGTATCTTACGGACACCGTGCATGATCGATCCGTGATCTCGGTTGAAATGATGACCGACGGACACGTAAGATCGTCCAGTCATGGCGTAGTAATAACAAATCTGCCTAGCTAGTGCGTGTGGTTGGAAGCGTATCCTTGAATCTATTATTTCTGGTGTAGTGTCAAAGACTTTACAAACTGCGTCCTTAATCTTCTCTATCGGTAGTTTTCTCATCGGTTGGTTTATTTATAGGGTTGTCAGTGGCTTGTCTGATCATGCCTTCGATGATCGAATAGCCGGGTTTAAAGCAAAGATCGGTTAAGCACTGGACGCATATATCCTCGCCCTCGTTGTCCGTACCTTGCAGCGTCAGACCGCAGTGTTTGCATATAGGTTTAGTCATCCTTCGGTTCAATAAAGTTTACCCTTGCTTCGTCCTTCCAAGTGCCACTTATTTCTTCATCGTTGTCGAGTGCATCGAAAGCCAATTCTTCAGCTTCCTCTCTACTTTCTGCGGTCACATAAAAAGTGCGGTAAGTCGTAGCTTTCAATTCTACTTCAAATTCTTTCATAGCCAGCTTCCTCCCAGATTTTTTCGCTTCCGCTGTGGTAAAAATAAGTAGCTTGTTTCAATCCATCCACATAGATAAAAAGCAAGCCATTGTCTGTTATTTTATATTGTTTCATTTGTTGTTTTATCGGTTAAGAGTTCTGCCACAAAATGGGCAAGGTGAGCCGTCAATCGGACAAGACAAGCCTTCATCGGACGGACAAGTGTCTATTGGATGATCGCGGTAGCTTGTCGAGCAACTGGCGGTTAAGAGTAAGCTAGTGATAAGTAATAGTTTCATTTTCCTTTTTGCTCCCTTCTTTCATCTCTACGCTTTAACAAAAACGCTTTAGGTGCCATTCTGTTTAGTTTTCGTATGCCTTGCATATAAACATCTTTGACCTTTCTAAGCTCACGCCAGCGGTTGTCCTTTGCACTTTCTAGAGTCAAACCAAGTTTTCCTTTAGGGTACGCTTTTAATTCGTTGCAAGCTTGATCAAGGCTATTCTCTAGGCATTCAATTGATACTTTGTATATCGGATAATTCATAGTTTTTTCCTTTCGTGTTTATTAGTTAGCATCGGTATAAAGCATGCACCAGATAAGTAATAGCCATGCCCCCAGCGCCAACAGCGGAGAGGCAAGCAAGTACAGTAGAAAGGTGCTCGATTTTGTCGGAGGCATGTGGCGTTCAAGTGAATCGTCTTGTGAGATTGCATAGGTTTTGAGCCGTTCGTCTATAGTCTTTTCGTTTTTCATGTTCTTATCCGTTGTAGTTATGGACATAAGCGTGCTGACCTAAAATAGATTCCTCTTCCTCTTCATCTTGCTGATAATGCTCTGCTATTTCTTGCCAATCGACCTTTTGAAGGAAAGCCAGTGCGTAATCTCTGCCGATGCCTTCATCAGTGCTTTCTTCGATCAGTTGCTCTGCAAATTCACGCATTCCATCAGGTGAGCCATAGCCCACATTGTCGCCATCAAATAGCTCTAAGTTTACACGCCAAGTTTCGTAGTTTGTCCAGCCGTTGTAAGTAGTATCTGTTTTCATAATAGTAATAAGTTTTGTGAGTTGTGTGTTTGTAGTGATTAAGAGAGTGCAAGACCTACTTTGACCGCTTCGCAAGAATCATCGTATTTGACTAGCACGGATGAAAAGAAGGATTCATTCTTGTACCCATCCCATCCGTATAAATCATGATCAGCACCTTGACCGTTTAAATGATCATTGACTCGCAAGAAGTCACAAAGGTCGTAAACATAATTCTTGAAACGGAAAAAACATGATTCTTGAACTGTTTCATAAGAATCTTTCAATTCGTCTTGCTCTTTCGTTGTGAGGTCATGCCAATATAAAACAGGGCGATAATGGTTGTTGGTAATGATTTTCATAAGATATTTTGGTTTTGGTGTTATTGGTTGTTAGACATTAGCAGACCCCATCAGAGCAAAACTCTAAAAAGGCGTATTGTTCAGCCTCTCTTCTTTCAATTTCTTCCCTTTCTTTCTTTTCAAGCTTTTCTTGCAACTCGTATCCTTTGCCAGTCAATTTAAAGCGAATAGCTTTGCCTGTTGAATCGATTTTATCGGCAACTAACAAACGTAAATTGATTGCAACTTGAATTGCTCGAATTGTTGATTCGCTAAGGTAAATGTCACCTTCTCCTTTAGCAGTGTATAAGATATATTTGATCGGATTCTTCATAAGTATTTTTGGTTTTGATTTGAGTTGTGTGTTTGTCTGTTTAAAGCCCAGTCGGCAAGTACCCTATAGTAGGTAGAGGAAAAGTGTGTCAATAGAAAAAATATCAATTTGCATTACTTTGCTGCTTTTCTAATGACAGCTATTAGCAAGTCTTATCAACTATCAGATCGACTAATGACTTCCATATTTGGCAAGCTACTTCCATATTTGGAAAAGAGACGACGACGGAAAGCGATAAAAATACAGAAACAAACGCATCAACGCATCATGATGAAACGATATGAAACAGCCTTAACGCAACTAACTTGCAATAAGCAAAACAAATGGCAACACTACCGATTGGCTCGTCTCATAAGTCATTAACAATCAGCTACTTGCGTGCTTTACTCGTGTAAATTAGACATAATGGATCTTGTGCGAACGCTGTTGATAATCAACGACTTATGAAACAACTTTTAGAGCTATGCCCCTCCCAGTAGAAAAAACGCCTACCACCCACGGGGTAAACGAACGCGTACATAGCGTATATAAGCCGCTCAGATTTTTTCACCAAATTCTTAAAAGTGCGGACTGATACCGTCGTCTTCGTCTATGTCTTCCGGGCTGAAAAGTATGCTGGAATCCGTTAGAACAGTGAGCTTGGCGAACTCCAACGCTCCCACTAATGCTTGGTCTGACAGGTCGTATTCCTGCTGGTATCGTCGTATTAAATTGTCCAGATCAAACATAAAAGAATCGACTTGATGGTGCATATCCATAAGACGTTAACGTAGTGTTGTCGTTGCTGTAATCATGATGCTAAAAGTGTACGATATATTGTTACAATCTTCAAGCGTCGTTTTGTCACGGTTCATAAAGCACTTACTAACAACGACTTACAACTCTACTATTGACACCCAACCTGTATAGGCTGTATGTTGTTATACTAGCCCCTCACGGCTTTAGTGAGAGTGCCTGCAACAGCTGTCTGTTTTAAACGATAACATCAATAGTAATAGCTTCTTTAGACGAGACGACCACAACAACGGACACTTTAAAACGTCGTCGTTATAAACTGTTATTGTAAAAGCTCCTCAAAGACTTGACACGCTTTTATCCTATAGTCGTCATCTTGTTTTAACAGTATTTAAGGATAGGTGTGATTATAAATAATCCTGTATCTGTACTAACTACAAAAACACAGTTATAGAGAGATAGATAGGGAAAGCTTTATGTTAGCTCCAAAGGAACGCTTTAGAACGTTTACGTTTATAAAAGCTATCAGTAAAGTTTGTTAACTCTTGATCTAACAGTTCTTGTTTTCTATCAATCATGTTTTGGTTAACGTCAGCAGCCATCTGCTGCACCCAGTAACCAATCGCTATTGATAAAGCGTCAAGACGGTCATCGTGTACAAGAGAACCTTTATCACGTGTTATTCGTGATAGTTGATACATTAGCATGTACCTAGTTTGTTGTTCTATAGGGTAACTAAGAGCACTCTTATAGTCGTTATTAATAACACTAGGATCAACAATAAGACGATGAGAGTTGAGTACAGGTTCCATAACATCAACAATACGTAATTCTTTTTGTTTGTTATGTCTTACTTCTTCTATTGTTATCGGGTACGCAGTACGAAACAACGGTTTAATCAGTTCCATAAACATACCGTCACCAAAGTTAGACTCTATGACTACTTTGTTAACTTTGTTATCCTTGGCTATAGAGACGAGACGTTTTAGTGTTACCTCGTCATAACCACCACGGATACCACCAGCATCGGGTACAAACAGTTGACCGTTAAGCATCTTGACGACAGCGTATCCTGTTTCATCTTTACCACGACCAGACGGGTCAATGGACAGTACAGAGCCTGTATAGGGTATGTTATCCCCGATAGTCTTAGCTGGACGTTTATACCGATCCCCACTGAGACCTACGTTAGGTAGTGTTCTATCCGCTTGGTCTGGATCAGACGACCACAGGACTTTTTCAGGAGCAGTATCCACGTCTACGTCCATGATAATCAGATCGTTAATCTTCAGGGGGTATCTGTCAGCATCCGACAGCTTAGGATTCAACATGAACTGCAACGCATACCCGGTACGACCGTAGGACATCTTACGTTCCTCTAGGTCCATATCAGTAAACCGTAGAGGTTCTGTAGTGGTACTTGTTGTTGTTTCGTCTATATTATCCGCTAT